TTTTAGAACGACTAGTTCCTGCTTTTTTTCTTTTATTAATATTTTCGTATAAACTCATTTAACATCTCCATCTTTTACGTGCTTGACGTAGTCTTGAATTAGGGTTTTTTGCAGCTTTAGGAAACTTTTTCATTTGTCCGGCTGACCTGGCGCAATAAGACTTACGTCTTTTAGCTGATTTACTACCTGGTTTTACTTTTTTTGCTGTAACTGCTGTTTTAAGTTTAGATCCTGGATTGGCTCTATTATGAGCTGCTACACCTTTTTTTGTCATACCAGCCCCACTTTTAGTAGGGCGGTAATTAGCTTTTTTGCCTTTGGTTGTTTTGGGAATAGACGCTTGTCTGCGATACATTATGCATGGAAAGCTGTCATAGATGCGAATGTAGCACCTGTATAGGTAATATAAATTCCACCCGTAAACAAAACTCCTTCATCTGGAACATTAAGATCTCTAGTAACAGTTGCACTAGCAACAGTACCAACTTCCATCTGAGTGTCTCCAGCTTCAGAAGTTGTTCTAAATTTAATAGTACCTGCTGTTCCTGAATTAACTATATAAGCACCTTTTAATCTTGATCTTCCTGCAAAAATAACATCTGCACATGAAGCTGTAACTCCAGCAGAAACATTACCCGCTGGATTACCAACTGCTGTAATTGAAGCAATAGTTTTAAAAAACTTAGATCCAGTAGCTGTACCAGCGTTAGCACCTGTTATAGATTCTGTTAAAGCATCTCCGTGAATATCAGTTCCAACAACAGTAAATGATTTACTAGAATCATCCCCGGCAGAAAGAATAGTTACAATTTGACCTGCGTTTAAAGCCACAGCGCCGCCAGAAGCCAACGCACCACCTATAGTAAGTGCTGCATTATTTCCTACGGCTGCTGCTGTTGATATTCCATCAGCATCTAAAGCTACGCCAGCAGTCTTAAAGACCGCTCTTACGTCTGAATATCCAGCCATAATTTACTCCTTTATGCGATTTGAACGTATTCAATAATAAATGTAAAAGAACCAGCAGTAGTTGCGTCAACTGTATTAGTAATATTACAGTAAATAGTTCTTTCAGCAGATGTATACTGAACAGAAGCCGGGGCAGTTGTGCCATCTTGTGTTTGTAACACTAGTGAAGTTACAGTTACATTTCCTAATACTACAGTAGTACCGCCATCAAGAATTTCATCTGTTTGAGCAGCAACAATTTGTGCGCCTGAACTTGAAGTACCAACTTCATAACCTATGTCACCTGATCCAGTAACTGGAGCAGTAGCACAAAAGATTTTAATATCAGTAATAATTGTGTTTGCTGGCTGTGTAAATTCACCAATAGCAGGAGAGTCTCCGGCTGTTGTGTTAACTGTTACTCCAGTTGCGAAACCTACATGTTTTATATATTTATCAGTAACAATACCTGTAGATGCAATAACAGCTATATCCGTTTCTGCACCAGTAGTGCTATTTGTTGATATTACTTTAAAACCATTTTCAGACCTAACCGGTCCGCTGAATGTTGAATTTGCCATAATCTTTTCTCCTGAAAAAATAAGTTTTATCGTCTTGGCTTGTCTGCTAGGTCAGTCAATAAAACAAATATAATTATCCTAGTCATTCTGATTGTATACCAGATATGGTCAAAAACAAAACAAAAAAAAGGGAGCCGAAGCTCCCCTTTCCTTTTAAAGAACTTACGCTCCTTGAGATGCAAAGACTGCTCTTGGATTAGACCATCCGAATGAGTATCTTTCTCTAGCTTTGAATCTGACGTTGCCAGTATCAAAGTCACCTTCCATAGAAGTTGAAAGAGCAGATCTCTCGAAGTGTTTAAATCCATCAGGACAATCTGTCATCAAGAACCACGCATCGTTATCTGTTAAGAAATGGTTAACTGAATAACCTTCTGGGACCATGCCCATGTTCTTAATAGCATTGATGTCGTTGTCAGACGTATTAACTCTTCCCGGTGTTTGAAGCAATCTATCTGCCACAAATTGTAATTGTGGTGGAATGATTAGTTTCTTACCTTGAAGGGCAAGAATCATGCTTTTATCATCGGTAAAAGTTGATACAGAAATCAACGCATCTTCTAACGAAGTCTCATTTAAGTCAGAGTAAGTGCTAGGCCTGTTGCTTAAAGTACCGCCACCCGCTAAAGGATGAGCTGTACTTACAAGAGCAACACCATCTCCACCAGTAAAACTGGATGAGAAAGCATTGTTCAAAACAGCAGCTGCTTTTACTTGCTTAGTATGAGCCATAGATCTTGCTAACGCTTTGGTGTATCTAGCACCTAAGCGATCGTAAAGATTGTCTTCTATTGCTTCTTCAGTAAGAGCAAAAGCTAACGCAATAGTTTCGTGCGAATACCTTGAAGTAAAGCCTTCGGAAGCTGAATCAAATTCAACAGCATTTCCTTCACCTTTTACTTTAGCATTCCCGAAACCAACGATCAGTGTTTCTTCTTCAAAAGCTCTGTCCGAAGACTCAGTTTCAAAGATTTCAGCATGTTCGTTTTCGTAGCGGTCGTACTCCATTCCAAATAAAGCGTTTAGACCTGGTTCTAGCTCTTTTGCTAGTTGTGATCGATTAATCGCCATTATTATACTCCTACTGCTTGAGCATAAAAATGCTCGTTAATTTTAACAATCATGTTGACGTATGTAGAAAGACTTCCAGTTCCTAGAGCGTTATTCTCTGGGTCATTGGAAAATCCAATAATTCTACATTGAGCTGTACCTGTAGCCATAGTGCCACTGAGATCTACATTAGATCTACCAGTTGTTGTACTACCAGCAGTGTAAACAATATCAGCGTTTAAACCGATAACTGTTTGTACCACACTACCTGTAGCTGCACTTTGAACTTCAAATAAAGCATTAGGGTCGTCAACCACGAAAGCCACCGCGTCGGATGAAGCAGTTGTTGTCGGCCAGTGAGATGAATATTGCACCTCCCCAGCTGAATCAGTGTACTGACATCCTTGAAAGACTCCCAATAATAAATCGCCAGCAGCAGCGACTGCAATGCCGCCAGTGTTAACCATTTTTACTGGATCGCCTGTAAAAATACTTCCGGTTGTTCCTGTAAGGATATCATACTCAGTAGTACCAGTGCTGTTAACATTGCTCCCAAGTTTTCCTATAGGTCTTAAACCGAATTTAGCATTTGTATTTGCCATAATAGTTTCCTAGTTAATTTTTATATTTAGAAGTGATTATTTACCACTTCCACCAAAAGTAACCTTTGATGACATTTTACTTGAAATTGGCATCGAAGGATTCTCTTCACGCATTAGGTCGTTTTCCACAGCAGTCATTTGATTTTGGGTTTGTTGTTCAAAGTAATCATTCCTTTGATCTGCGATTTCTTTATCAATTTTGCACAGTATCAATCCACCCACTCCTATAACTCCAGCGTGTCGACCGTCATCGACTGTAGGCAAATCATGAAAGCCTGGGAGTTCGTCTGGTCTAACCGGGACGAATCCTTCACGAAATCTTTTTGAGACATTCGTTTTGTCATCTTGTCCTAATACAGACTCTCTAATCCAACGATAAGTTATACCCTGGGATTCAGCTAATTCTATAGCCTCGTCCGGGAGTTCTAAAGCAGAAGGCATTTTCCAAACTTTTGGCCTATTGTCCTTTTCTCTAGTGTCAGCACTTCTTGAAGCTCTAACATCTTTATCGTCAACTACGTTCTCTTTTACTTTTGTCATGATCTTTCTAACCTCGCTTTTTGTATTGCATAATCTTTAAATGACACTCCAAGCTTTTTAGCTAATGCTTGTTCGCTCGGTGTCAATTCGATACGATTTTGTTTGCGTCCTGTCGATGTATTGCGTGTTGCTGAAGCGACTGTCTGGACGGGTTTATTGTCCGCTTCCACGTTAAACTTGTGAGGCAATTCTTTTTGCACTCTGTTATTCAATTCAGTGTAGTACTCATCAGACTCAGTGTCAAAGCCTTCATTTTCTAACTGCCCATGAACAGCAAAAGCAACTGATGTTGCAACTTGATCTTTTCCAAACCAAGTGTTTTGTTGAGCCCATGTACGAGCTTTGTTTGATGGCTCTTCATACTCTGGTTGAATAGGATTTTGAGATTGATACTCTTGTTGAGCTTGAGCTTGTTCGTTGTAAGCTGCTTCTTGTTCTTCGTATTGTTTTTGAGCCTGTTGGTATTGCCCAAGTTGAGCTTTATCTGAGGTGGCCATTGTTAAAGCTTCAGTAGCTGTAGCTATGGCTTCAGAGTCTTGAGATTCAGTAGCTTGTTTTAAAGCTTGTCTAGCTAAAACAATTTGAGATTCAACACGATTAGAAAATTCATCACCGTAACTGTTTTGAAAAGATCTTTGAGATTGTCTTAATTGTTCGTTTTGATCTTTTAAATCTTTAGCGTACTGAACGGCCATTAGTTCTCTTCTTTGAAACTCTTTAGCCTGGGCTACCGCTTTATTAATTCTATTTTGTGCAAGAGATGCTCTTTTTTCTACATCTGATAAATCTTTTGATTTTTCTTCTACTTGAGGAGAAACTTTAAAATCTTCTTTAATTGTATCTTCAGTAACCGGAGAAACGTTGTTATTTTCTTCTAGAACAATATCAACTGAGTTATCTTGAACTTCATCTTCTACTCTTTTGTGTTCTGGTACAGCTGCTTTTTCTATTTTTTCATCTGTAATTTCTACATCAATGTTTTCTAATGCTTCAATATTTGTTGCTTCTTCTGACATAAGTTACTCCTATAAAGATTTAATATCGTCTGGATTTAAAATGGTGGCAATTACTTCATCATCGTTAATAATGCGAACTTCGTGGTCATCTTCTAATCTAAAGCGGGTTCCGGCATAGCGACCTATTAAGATCCACTCTCCTTTTTTACACCAAGCATCATTTCCAAATTTGTTTTCATCTTTATAAGCTAGTGGTCCAACTTTTAATACATAACATATAACTGTAGAAAGAGCTTCTCTGTCTACAGTTTCTTGTACTAATTGGATTCCAGCGTCTGTAACTCCTTTGCCTTTATATGGCAACACTAGTAAACGCCATCCTGATGGATTTGGCATTCTTTCTAGTAAGGATTTTTTTAATAAGGTAGGATCTAAAACTTTATTATCAGCATCAACAAAAGCTTTGTCTAGCTCAGATTCAGTTTCAATTTTTTTTGCGACTTTTTCATTCATCGATATCATCCATATGCAGCGTTTCTTTTAAATCTTCTATGAGTGAGCGAATCGCCGATAACTCTCCCATAAGATATTTGTAATCTTCCATCGATCTTACATTGCCTGAAGCAATGATGTCAACAGCGTTCTGTTCTCTTTGTCTTAAATTTTTAAAAAGATACTCTGCTAAATTTACAGCATCCATTGGCTCTCTCCTGCCTTAATTGTTTTATCTTG